GAGATATGTATTGGGGAATCAATGGACGAACTTAGGGGGATTTAATGGCCAGCAATAAGACTAAGGTCCCTGCTATAAAAAACATTCCAGGCCGAATTGACCCTGAACTACGTGCCACGCTCGAGTCTATGAAAGAGGCTCAAGAGGTTAGACTGGGCCGTAGAGGCGACCCTAAAGACAGGGCTATAACCCTACGAGAGCTTATTGAAAGTGGGTTAGCTAAAGAACTTAAAGACAAACCTTTTGACCCTAATACTGGTACTGGCGGAGATTTTGGCCCTAAAGTTGGTGGTGGGGCTGGTTCACTTGATACACCCCCTGCCCCCGTTGCGTTAACCGCGGTCGGTGTTTTTACTTCTGTACTCTTGGGTTGGAATGGTTCTGAAGCTTTGCCACCTTATGCCAATCACGCTTATACAGAGATTTGGCGTTCACGTACTAATGAGCTTGGTACGGCAACACTAAGAGGCACAACCGAAGGCTTTTCTTATGTAGATGAAGCAGGCTATGGTGAAACACTTTATTATTGGGTTAGATACGTTACAACTGAAAATGTAGCTGGCCCTTATAATAATACCAATGGTACTGAAGCTACTACTTTAGAAAACATTGCTGAAGTTATGGCACAGTTGTCAGAAGAACTACAAGACTTGCCGGGGTATCAAACTTTAAACTCTGACCTTTCTGATATAACCAGTGATATTTTAGACTTACAACAAGACGTATTAGACGAAGCAGCTGCAGCTTCAAGAGTTATTAAGTCTACTTCAGCACCAACAGTAAGAAGTGATGGGACATCTTTACAACCAGGAGATATTTGGATTGACACTGATGACAACAATCAAATGTATGTTCGAAATGCTTCTAATAATGGTTGGACTAAAGCAAGAGATTCTTCTTTAATTAGTTTATACAACACTTTAAGTTCAACTGTATCAACCAACTCAACCAATATAGCAACGGCTCAAGGTGACATTATTACTTTAACTACAGACACCTCTGCTAATGCTTCAGCCATTACAAACTTACAAAGTTCATTAAATACAACCAACTCAAATGTAAGTGCAAACAGTTCTTCTATTTCTAGTTTAACTACGCAAGTACAAAACAATGACGGTGATATAACTGCTCTGTCTGCTTCTTTAACTAGTTTAACTTCTACGGTAAATACAATTAATGGAGACTATGCAACTAATACTGCTTTGACTGCCCTAACATCAAGAGTTAGCACAAGTGAAGGTGATATAACTAATATTAATAGTTCTTTAACCAGTTTAACTACTACTGTTAATACTATTAATGGAGATTATGCTACTGGTACAGCAGTAAATGCTTTGACTTCAAGAGTTAGCACAAACGAAGGCAGTATCACTACGATTAACGGTTCATTAACTTCTTTGCAGTCTCAAATTACAGCAAACGATACAGACATTACTGGTAACGCTACAGCAATAAGTGGTTTGGATACTAGGGTTACGTCGGCTGAAGGTAACATTACTTCACAAGCTAGTGCTATAACTCAACTACAAACGGACGTAGGTAACACTAGCTCAAGTGTTACTACCCTGCAAACTTCAGTTGCTGACTTAGAGGGCAATGCTGCAGCTGCTTATGTTTTACAAGTACAAGCCAATGGTTCAGTCGCTGGTATGGTAATTGAAGCCAATGCCTCAGGAGCAACTACAGGAACTGCGGTTCAATTTGTTGCAGATAAATTTGCAATTTGGAATGGTACAACAGGGACAGCACCTTTTATTGTCAGCAGTGGTACAGTGTACATCGACAGTGCTCGTATTCAAGACGCTGGTATTACTACCGCAAAAATTGCTGATGCTGCTATTGAGACCGCAAAAATTGGTGATGCTGAAATTACAACTGCAAAAATTACTGATGCGGCTATTACTACGGCTAAGATTAATGATTTAGCGGTCAATAATGCCAAGATAGCTGATTTAAATGCAGCTAAAATTAATGCAGGTTTAATAGACTCTGCACGTATCAACGTTGACACTTTGGCGGTTAAACACTTTGCTAATATTTCTACTAACATAGAAAGCCATATAGTTACTAACCCTCCAACTTATGTGCCTCTTCAAGTGTTTGGTAGTACTTTCCAACGTGGCTCAACAAACTTTACTGTGCAAACACAAACAGTAGGTACTTATTTACAAATGTCAATAAACGAAGTTAGGAATGGAGCTAAGTACCAAGCCATATGGACAGGTGTTTATGGTGACTGTACTGGAGGTTACTTAGAATATAGCCTAGATAACTCAACTTGGGTACAAGCTTCTGGTGGTATTCAAAATTTAGTGTTTGCCGCAGGAACTTTTAGAACTTATGTTTTTGTCTACAATGGTACAATATCAGGATTAGGATCAACCGCGGACACAGTATATTGGCGCGTGAGATGGGTAACTAAGTTAAGAAGTACATATCAATCTTTATATGTATTTATAGATAACACACAATAATATGACAGAGTACACAATATACAACACAGCTACAGGAGAAATAGGCACCTGTGGGTCTACTAACGCACCACTTGAAAGTATTAATTTAGAAGAAGGGCAATCAATTATTGAAGGTATTTATGAAGCAGAACTATACAAAATTATTGATGGACAGGCTGTTGAACAAAACATCTCTGTTTGGGAGTCTGCTAGGTACATACGAAACAACATGTTAACAGAATGCGATTGGACACAATTAGCAGATGCTCCATTAACAGATGAGCAAAAAACCGCATGGCAAATCTATAGACAAGAATTAAGAGACTTACCTGCTAGTCAACCAAATGTATCTTCAATAGAAGAAATTGTATTTCCAATACCACCAAGTAGTTAATTGTGTTAAGATTTATTTATGAAAAATAGTATTAATCAACCCGTGGGCTACAAAGAGTCTTTACCTTCAAAGAGTGTGTCTAACATTCAAGTCTCAATAGTGCCTGACCATGATGGCAGTGTTTTTGGGGTAGTACCTGGCGAAGACCTGCATTACGAAGATTTAAAACCTATACCAAAACAGGGAGAATATTAAAATGCCTTATCATTCTAAAAAGAAAAAACCAGTGAAGAAAAAGAAATCTTCAATGAAGAAAAAGAAATCAGTTTACGGATATTAAGATGGCAACAAGAAAATTAGGTGAGCCTAAAGTAGGTAAACAAGAGCCACTTGGTAAAGTTAATAATATTCAAATGGAAAAGAACCAACCTAGTAGTGCTAACTTTCCAGATTTAAATAAAGATGGCAAAATAACTCAAGCCGATATCCTTATGGGCCGTGGAGTAAAAATTAAGTAATGGCTAGAACTGTAAAAAAACCTTCAATGAAAGTCGTTAAAAAAGGTTTAACCAAACGACAAGAATCTGCTTTAAAACGGCACACCAAAGGGACCAGCCAAGAACATAAAAAATTTATGAAGCGTAGACTTCTTATGGGCGACACTATTAGACAAGCTCATAAGATGTACAAAAAGAAAAATGGCTAGAAATTATCGTAAAGAATACGATAACTACCACTCCAAACCTACTCAAAAAAAGCGTAGAGCTGGCCGTAATAAAGCTAGAAGACTTATGGTTAAGCTCGGTAAAGCCAAAAAAGGTGACAATAAAGATGTTGCTCACAAAGACAATAACCCCTTAAATAGTATCCCAAAAAATATTAAAATGGAGGCTAGGAAATCAAATAGATCATTTCCTAGAACTAAAACAGCAAGAAGAAGAAAATGAGTAAAGGTTCAAAACAACGCCCAAGGCAGATTAGCGAGCATGAGTGGTTCGCTAACTGGGAACGGGTGTATGGCAAAAAAGATGGCAATAAAGAAAAGAAAAACAACAAGTAAAAAGAAGGGAGCTACTCCTACTAACCCTTCATTGTATGCCAGAGTACGTGCAGAAGCTAAGCGTAAGTTTAAAGTTTGGCCTTCTGCTTATGCCTCTGGTTGGTTAGTTAAAACCTATAAGTCCCGAGGCGGTAGGTACAAATAATGGCTAGCGCAAAACCAAAAGGTGGTTTGACCAAGTGGTTTGGGGAAAAATGGGTTAATATAGGGAAAAAGAAAAAAGGTGGTGGATATGCACCTTGTGGTAGAAAGAAAGCATCTACTAATAAAAAAGGTTATCCAAAGTGTGTTCCAGCATCAAAAGCTGCTAGAATGACAGAAGCACAGCGTAAAAGTGCTGTACGAAGAAAAAGAGCTAAAGCCCAAGGAGTAGGTGGTAAGCCAACAAGAGTAAGAACTTATGTCAGAAAAAAGAAAAAGTAAAAAAGACCCTAGGTTAGCAAGAGCTGGTGTATCTGGTTTTAATAAACCAAAGCGTACCCCTAGTCACCCTAAGAAATCTCATATTGTTGTTGCTAAAGAAGGTAGCAAAATTAAAACAATTAGATTTGGTGAGCAAGGGGCTAAAACAGCTGGTAAACCTAAAGCAGGTGAATCAGACAGAATGAAGAAGAAAAGAGCTTCATTTAAAGCTAGACATCGAAGAAATATTGCCAAAGGCAAAATGTCAGCTGCCTATTGGGCAAATAAAGTTAAATGGTAAACCGTTCAAGCCGCACGGCTCGGAAGTAGACTTTGTTGTAGTCGAAGGAACGCACATCTGGAGAGGAGGTGCGTATGACTATTACAACACAACTAAGTTTTATAAAAGCATTAAAAAAAGATAGAATAAAAAAGAAAGAACATTCATATAGATTGTTCTTATTAAAGAGGAAGAAAAATGATTGAGTTAGTAATTGTATTAGCAATTGTTGCCGGGATTGGCTTTGTAGTTTTAAATCCTAAGTACCCTGACAACGTAATAAAGTGGATTTCTAAAAAATTTAAAAAATAGAAAAAAACGACGCTCTTATTTGCCGTGTAAGGCGTTTTGTAGGAGTTCCAGGTACTATGAGTCCAGTTTTGCAGAAAATTGTTTAGACGGCGTTTTAGGAGCTACTAGCACTTTTTCGGCTCTTAACTGCCTAATTTTGAACCCTTCTTGAGCATTTCTGATATTTATTAGCTTTTTTTCAGTATCTTGTAATAAATCCCAGTCTCTTACTTCAGAAGCAGTACGTCCACAACCTTTGCATCTTAGATCGCCCCATTGTGTGACAGTGCAATTTCCGATACAAGGTGAATCTGCAATACTAGAACAAACTCCATTTAAGGAAGTAAGTCTTGTATATCTAGTTTCCATTTTTTACATCTATGAGTTTATTTAAGTACCACTGAGCTTTTAGTAAATCTTCTCCTTGGTTCTTATACTCATATCTCCATAAGTATTTCATTATGTTTCCTTTTAGGTATCCCATGAACGCATCTTCAGTCATACTGGCTTCGATGGCTTTGATACACTCAATTCCCAGCCGATTATGATTGTAATGCGGCGGGTGGTTTACCATATCTTTTTTTATTTTAGGCATATTTTCTCCAAAAATGCAATGTAGTTGTCGAACGACTGTGCCATTCGGTTAAACCCTCCAACACAAATTGAAGGGAGGTTAGGGTTGGTAAGCAGGCACACTTGGTCTTTAGAGGCAAAAACAATATAAGCCGGCAGCTTATGTTCTTGTGCTCTGTTTAACCAGATTCTTTGTTGTTCAGATAAGTTAATTTTTATTTTTGAGTTACTTTTTTTAGGCAGCGTTTTTTTGTATTTGTATTCAACAAAACAGAAACCTTTAGGACCAGAGTAAAAAGCGTCGGGAACGCCTCCATGGTATGGATCATTTATTTTCCATTTGTACACATCATTTGAAAGTTTTTTGTGTACTTTGTTTATGAAGTCCTTTTCTTTCAAAGTATATCCTAGTGAGATATCGCCTTATTATGGCAACTATAGTCAAAAGCACAACTTGAACTATAGAGATTAATAAAGCACTTTGAGTAAAGTATAACATAACAAATAAAACAAGCCACGAGAGTGGAAAGTTTATACAAAAGCCCAGCATAGTATCTGTAACAGATTCTATAAAAGCAGGTTTGTTTAGCTTATGTTTCATACAAAAAAAGTGCGGCTTTTACACCGCACCACCTTCTCCTTTTAAGAGACTGACTCATACAGCTTTTTAGAAGCTGCGTAGTCTTCATCAGTTACCCAACCTTGGTTCTCAACAGCTATATTGTAAAACTTTTGAGAAGCTCTATTTTGGGTTTGAGCAGATGACATTTTCCATAAGGAAGAAAATCTATCGCCTCCTGCTAACTTAAGTTGAGTATTCCATTCTCTAGAAACTCTAAGCTTTGATGATGAACAGTCAAAGATAAAAGGTTGTCCAGAAAGTTCGCCAGTTTCTGCGTCTTTTCTAAGCAATAAGTGAGATTGAGTTTGGATAATATCGTAGTCTTCTACGGCTAAACCCTCAGCTTCAAGATACGTATAAGCATCTTTTTGTGAGCTATAGCTTCCAACTAAACCTCCACCTTTTTCTCTTTTTCTCCAGATAACAAACTCTTCGGTAAACTTAATGTTTATTACATACATTTCTTTACCGTAGTTTTCTCTGGTAATAGTGTTTATAAAGTCGCCAGGTTTGGCCCCTTCAATATATTCACTATGGTTTTCATCGACTTCGTTAGACAACTGTTGAAGTTGTTTAACGCGTGGAGTTTGCAAGTGCTCGGCTGAAACGTCTTCATTGCCAAGACCTGAACTCTTTGATACGTGCGCGGGCACGCTCTTTGCTACTAATGCTACATCGGTCATATTTCGTCCTCCGTTTTTATTTCGATCTGAAGTTAACTTTGGTTAACTCCGTAGCTTTTACACCAGGAACATCCTGTCCCATTTGCTGTAATTCTCTGTAGGCAGTTGCTGACGCTCTCTTTTGCATTAACTCAAACATACCAGTTTCAGCTATATACTCTTGGAAAACATCCCAATTTTCTACAGTCGGTACAATCTCCTTTTTAATGGAAATTGTTGCCTTATCGTTACTAATCTGGTCAATTCCTTGACCTTCTAACATAATAACGAGTTCGGTTTCGAGTTCACCCTTAATTTTCTTAAGAGCAGATTCCTTTTCTAAAAGTTCTTTTAGGTTGGAACGAACTTCGTGTAATTCGTTTAGTAAAGTATCCATACTTTTTTTCATATTAATGTAGGACCTCCTTCGTCCTGGGTTGTGACATATGTACAGTATCAACTAATGACAATGCCTCTTTACTTGCTTCTTGTAACAAAGAAGAAGTGTCTATTTGTTTTTCCCACAAAAGTTCACTCATCGCAAACACCAGTGCTGTAGCTACAGCTTGTGGGTCTCTTTTAATAATTTCGTCTAGTTTTTCTTGTATTTCTTCAGGTATCATCACTATGTTGTTGTCCTTTTTCATTTTTTGTTTCCGATAAGATATGGAGTAAATTCTCCATTTTACCTAGTTTACCATTTAATTTTTTGTATACCTGTTTTTCCCAAGTATTTTTTGCTGTGATCAATATTGTTTCTGTTTTTTGGTCTTGACCTGCTCTATGTATTCGTCTATTAAACTGTTGAAAATGCTCAGCTGAATACGTAGGTGAACACCAAATGGCTGTTGTAGCTTTTGTAAGAGTCAAGCCATGTGAAGTAGATTGTGGGTGACAAAACAATACTTGCAAATGCCCAGCCTGGAATCTTTGTACAATATCTTTTCGTTTGTGAGCAGGTACACTACCGTCAATAACTTCATATGATATCTTTTCTTTTTCAGCGATTTCGATCAACGCATCACGTTCGTGCTTCCAGTTGAATGCAACGATACTGTGTTTGCGTTGACCTACTAACGTCATCACAAGGTTGTAACGTTCTTTATGTATGTAAATAGGTTTACCTGTTTCGTCATAAATTGCACCAGATACTAGTTGTAAAAGTTTCTTTACACGAGCGGCTGCATTAATAGCGTTTACAGTTCCTGAAGTTGTGTACAAAACAGACTCATCTGCTAGCGTATTGTACATGTGTTCTATTTTAGGAGATAACTTACAATAGACATTTCTAGTAATGTTGTCAGGTAAGTCAATACAATCACTAAGGCTGTAACGAATAGATATGTCAGACAGACGGTTGGCTACAACTTCTTCTACGCCAGGTTTGTCAATCCACTCATTAGCGAAGCCGTTGAATCTTGGTGTACAAACTTGTGATCTATAAGACCAGAAACGTTCGCCTAGTCGTTTGCCTTCGTCAATAAGATATACTGGATGCCAGAGGTCTAGAATAGAATTACTATTAGGAGTCCCAGACATAGCAATTCTATTATCAAAGTAATGAATAATAGATTTGAGATTTTTTGAACGCTGAGCCTCCCGATTTTTGAACGCAGTGAATTCGTCAATAACGAGGGTGCGAAAGTCTTTGAGAAGATGTGTGTTTTTGCATAAGAAGTTAACAGCTTCGAAATTAGTGATAACCATGTCGAGGCTATTATCTTCAAATATTTTTTTCCTGTTTTTAGCATAAGCAATGCCATATTGTATACTAGGTTGAAACTTTTGTATATCTTCTGCCCAACTAGCTTCTAGTATAGACAAAGGTGCAATTACAAGTGTTTTACCTGGTTGATTTGTAATAGCATCTAATACAGAACGTGTTTTACCTGTACCAGGGTCTGATGTAATTAAACATCGTGGAGTAGATAATATAAAGTTAGTAGTTACGGTCTGATGCTCGTAAGCTTTAGGGATATTTTCCATAATTCGTTTTCCATGTTTCGTTATTAATCGTTCCAACAACTAATGTCTGGTGGGTCATCGTTGTCGTCAGTTATTATTATAAGGGCAAATAATGCTATTACAAGAATAACAAGCGTTGTAAAAAGTGGGTCTTCAAACATCATCATCTTTTTTAAAGTAGAGTAATATTACATAAATAAAAATAACAATGCCTATAAGACCAAGAAACCATCCGGCTCCTTGTGTAACATCTTGCCACCATTCGTAGGTAGCTAAATCCATGGTACCGTTGTATACCATACGTTCTAAATCACCATTCATTTTTCCTCCATAATAAATTTGACTCGACATAGAGTATTTAGGCTACTCTAAAAAGCCTTCATTGAAACCTATCAATGATTTCGGTAAATAATTTGAGGTAAATCTCCGATTTTGCCGAGTCAAAACTGGTAAGTTATTTAACACCCCATTCGCAGATAGGATATTCTCCTTCTTTAAATGAACACCACTTACAGTTGTAATTACTAGGGTTGGGTGGAAACTTCGTAGCAGAAGTCATTGTTAAAGCTCGCTCTTGTAGTTTAGGTAAAAACAACATAGCTTCATCTCGCGTATATACTTGAGTGGTAGTTTCATTTTGGTCTAAATACCAGAATTCAACTTGTACACTTTCTAAGTCTGGATATCTAAAGAAAGTTCCAATTGCATAGGTAATACCTTGTTGGCTATGCGAAATTTCGTTACCTATTTTTTTACCTGTTTTATAATCTATAACACGAGCTGAGGTTTCTGTTTCGTGGTACAAAGCATCTAATTTGATACGAGCCCAAACTTCTTTGTCTAACCAACCACAAGGTTCCCAATCAATTGTAAAGCCCCACTCACCTTCAAGTTCTACTTTAGCATCTGCATATGCTTTTTTTAGTTCTTCAAATTGTTTGACAAATTTGCTGCATGCGGCTGGTAGTTCTGCAAGTTCACCTTTTACATAATCTTCACACTCCTGGTGAATTTGTGTACCACGTTCTGCAGCGGGTCCAAAGTTTTCTTGTACACGTTTTACTTTAGAGATGTAAATCTTGTAAGGACAGGTTTCGTAGGTTTTTAGAGAAGAGTGTGACCAAGCCGGGACTAATCCTAACTCCGTTTTAGAGCCCACCTCAATTACATTTATTAAGTCTGGGCGCTTGTCTTGTACAAGCTTCATTTAAATAAATATCCTATGTTTTAAGCTTTTAATAGTTTAAGATCATTATCTTCAAAATGTTCTTTTATTAAACTTTCACGAACATTATTGTTTAATTTCCAAGTTAAAACAACCCCTCTGAGCGTTTTATCCTTAACTCTTTTAACAGAAGTTGTAATGTTTAACCTAGACATTGCCTTGGTAAAATCTCTTTGAGAAAGCTTATTACGACTGTCAGTTAAAATATCATACATTAATTTTAGTTGACTCATTGGTAAACAAGTTTCTTGTCCAACCTTTGCAATCCAATCTTTTAAATATCTTTGTGCTGTACTTACAGGCCCCGCATCAAATGTGTTTGTAAGTGGTATTTCTAAAATATCTATAAAGTATTCAAGATTCTTTTGTCTAATAGCAAAAGCGAACTCTTCCAATACAGACATTGATATTTCTTTCATTTGAGATTTGGCTTCGTTTTCTAATGTAGTGTGAGCCATTTTGTTGTCTACTTGGAATGTTTGTAGTACTCCTGCAAAAGTAAACAACTCAGTATCCAATGCATCTATGTTCTGTAATAAAGTTGGATGAACGTTTTCTAACTTTTCTTCTTGACGTGGACCTACATTGTAACGTCTGTCACCGTCTTCGATCTTGACTGCATCTCCTCTGTTTGTCAAAAAGATGAAGTTACAAAAACTTGGCAGCTCTACCTGATTTGTACGCATCGCTCTAATAGTTAAAGTTGGTTCTGTTACTTGGTGTTTAAGTTTATCTGCCATACGTCCTACATTACCTGAATCATTCATTCTGAATTCATCAACTACTAAGAACAAAGCAGTACGCATGTACAAGTTAAATTGTTCTTCAATGTTTTCTAAAGAACGCATTGGTACTTGACCTTCACCAAACAAAGGTTTTAAAACTTTATGAACTAACAAACCTTTACCGGTACCAGGTACGCCTGTAAATATCCAAGCTGTCATTGTCTTTCTTTTGTTTTGATAAATATAAGCTAACCAGTTTATAAAGTGTTCAAACTCTGTAACACCATTACCTAAAACATGTTTTATTAGTTTGTAAATATTGGGCGTTAACTTTTGTAAAGTATTTGCTGTGCCATATTCTAATACTTGTGTTTCTTTTGCTTGTAACATGTAAGGTGTACGACGGTACAAGTTCACAAAGTATGGAGCTTCTTCAAGTTCAATGCCTTTTTCAGTAGAAGGATCAAAAACAACACGAGCATCTGGGATGAAGTCAGGTACTGTACGGTTGTGTGTTCGCATAAAGTCTTCTAAAGAATTTTTATTAGTAGGGGTTAGTGGATATTCGTCAGAGAACTGTTGAGTTGCTTCATTAAAAATACCATTGTAATAAGTGTCAGTGTGGAAATCTCTAAGTACAATTGGTTTTAATTTTTGATTAGCATTTATTTTATCTGCAAAGATTTCAAAAATACTTTTATAAAAATCTGGATCGGCTTTTTGTATTTCCCATATTGGTTCGCCTTTAAAGTTATACATGTAATGTGGGCTTTCTAAAATAAAGTAATAAGCTCCACTGTCGCCTCCGTTTACATTACAGTTAACGTAAGGCTCTGCAACACGACAGATTTCAATAGTCATTTTATCTGGATTTTGCAATACATCTTGAGGCTGTCCCTGGACTGTAATGTTTGTTACTTTGCCTGTCTTTTTTGGTAGGTTTTGTTTTTTACGTAAGTTGTCTTTTATTTGTATCCCTAAATTGTGAACACGCTCAGGGTTGTGTATGTAACTAGATAAATCTAAAGTTGCATTAGAATTTTTTACGTAAACAAAACGTTCTCCAGCTATAGGGTCTTGTACACCAACAAACTTAGGGGGAGCTAAATATATTAGTTTAGAATTGTCTGCAACTGAAGGGTCAAGAATGTAAGACAAGCTTTGTCCATTAGCTGAGAGCTTTAACTGATTAGATAAAAGGTCTGTTTCATAGTTCAACATCTTCATCCATTCTTTTAGTGTCTTAGGATTCATTGATTGTTTTAAGAAAAAGAAAAGATGTAGACTTATTTTATTAGGTTTAAAACCTAAAGATGCACTAGCTTGGGCAATGTAAGATACGTCTTGGAAATACTCAGGCAATTGAGTAATAACTTTTTCAGCTAAGTTCTTTAGACTTGTTATCTTTTTATAAGGTAGTTCTAGTCCATCTATGTCAATGACTAAATAATCTGATGGAGCTAAACGGTCTGCAGCAAAAGCTCTTGATTCATTCTTTAGTTCTTGTTTTAAAGGACCTTTGTGTAAACACATTCCCTGGGACGCAGCCTTTTGTAATGTATCGTAAAACTCTTTCATACCTTTGTGGGTTTTAGGTATGTCATAAGTTTTTGAAGTAAAGTTTTTTACAAGTGGATACGGCTTTGTACCATCTTGTGTTATTTCTTTGACGAGTGGTATTTTAGCTTTTAGAAAAGTAACGTTCATAACACCTCCTATGTTACTTAAAATTTAACTGTGTTTTTTATTATATATTTCTTCTCGATCAATTATAACAGATTGGTCAGCATTAAATGCTAACTTAACTTGTTTAGGACCTAAGGCAGTAACAGTAATAGTACATAGTTGTTTATCTTTGTTATAGATTATCACAGAATCTTTTTTCTTTCTTGTTAGTACTAAATTACTCATTACTTATCATACCTGTCACTGAAATTCCCTTCAGCATCGAGAGGGATATCACTACACCATTGTGGTGGAGTTTTCATTATAGACAGAATTTTTTGTAATGTCAGTTCTTGGTCAATACTTGACCCTATAGAAACAACTTCATCGTGCACCTGCAGTACAACATCTACTTCTTTCAAGCGATGTATTTCTAACATTTGTTCAGTAATAACAATACGAGCTAAAGCTTGAACAATGTTTTCTGTTAGCCGTGGACCATGTGTCCTGGTTGGTGTTTTGCCTGCAAAGTAAAAGAACTCACCTGATGAATACCTTAGTTGTGGGTACTTTAAGTGCATACCATTTGGCAGCCGGAGAGCTTTGTCTTGTACAGTCAAAGGTCCGTACTTAACGTTCAACGATTCACGGTTCATCATAGCAAACAATAATTGTTTACAACCATGCCAGAGTCTGGTGATGTTTGGGTATTTAGCTCGGTATTGACTAACAATAGCCAACGCCGTCGAGTCTGTAATTTCCACGGACGGGGAACCTGACTTAAGTGTTAACTTAAATTTGTCAGGCCCCATTCCGTACCCCAAACCGAGAATAGCTGTTTTACCTACGTAACGTTCTAATTTGTCTTTTTTTGTAATAGTGCGACCATAAATGTCTGAAGCAAATTCACTGTACACATCACGCCCAGCTGCAAATGCATCAACCAAATCAGCTTCTTTTGCGAGCCAAGCTAACATACGAGCTTCGATGTTAGACAAGTCAGCAATGTATAAAGTTTTGTGTGGGGGTGCCATCAGTGCTGTACGTAATTGAGAATTGCGTGGCAAGTTTTGTAAATTAATTTTATCAAGACCACCAAATCTGCCAGTGTGTGCTGCGTAGTAACGTAGTGGTACACTAAAAGTACCATCAGGGTTGGTTGCATTAATCATACGTTCAGCTCTGGTTTCTTCAATACGTGACTTAACAGCCTCCCTGGCATCCCATATGTGATTGTACTCAGGATGGGCCCGGCACATTTGTATGTAACCAGAATCTGATTTACTAAAAGCAGGAATCATCTTACCAGTAGCAGGGCTTTTCTTTTTTGGAATAACAAGTTGTAAATCGTTTTCTAAATATTCACTGAACTTTTTTTGTGAAGCTAAAACTTCTCTAGTAAGTCCACTGTTTTTTATAAGGGTTTGGGTGTGGTCAATTATTTTTTCTCTGTGGTCTTTTAACATTTCAGTGTCAAGCACAAGCTTAGGTTCCACAAACATACGAACTGTTAAATCAATTAAATCAAGTTCTTCTTGAGGATAATCAACAATTTGTTTGTTAAAGATTGCATAAGTAAGATCAACGTCTTGTATGCAATAGCCGGCAATAGATTCTTCAACATCAGGTGGCAAATCAACTATGCCTTTAGCTTGAACAAGTTCATCACCTTTACGCATGCTCTTGTCGTTTGGAAACAAACGTTCAGCTACATGCATCAATCTTGCAGATTCATTTGGGTGTATACCACGAGCCATGGCAGCAGTATCGTAATAGAATGCAGGTTGATGTCCGTAATATTGTGTAAGAATGTAAGCGTCAAACAAAGTGTTGTGACAAACAAGAGCTACGGAACTCCAATCGATTTGTGTAAAAAAATCTTCACACTCATCGCCCGGCACCCATTGTGTATCTCCATCTTCTAACTTAACGCCTACACCCCACACTTTAAACTGTGGATGGTGAACGTATTCTACGGTTGTAATCTTAGATAAACTAAGGTTGGTGTCATAGTAAGTCTCAAAGTCTAAATATAGTTTTTTCATTCTTCATACTCCTCTAAATCTATATAAATTCTTACTAAACGCCATTTAGCATTGGTATCTGTTGAGGAAGCATCGCTGTAACCTTCATCATAATATTCCCATTCGTAATCAGTATTTGGGTAATGTTTTTCTAAAACTTTATCTAAGTCTGTTCTAAAATCAGTAAACTTTTTATTGTCGCAAAGTTCTTTACATTTACTCACTATTTATCTCCTTAAAGTCTTTAAGTTTAGTTATTTGATCCCATTCTAAACGTGAAATTTTTGTAAACTGTTTACGGTTAGGCAGTTTGAGGTAAACCCATTTGTGTCCAATAGAACGGACTTGAACGGTTAAATGACCACTTTTCCATTTGCCCATTAACCAGTTAGTAAAACTGTATTTTTTCATTTTCTACTTTCTCCTTAAAGTATTATTGGGTTGAGGGTCTTATATTTCTTTCTTCATAAGTAGTAAACAAAACTTTGCAAACCGGACATTTACGTCTACGGTAAACCATCTGGTCTGCAACTAGTCTTGAGTCAATTACTTTTGTTTTAGTACTGCACTTGTGGCATTTCATTAATCTGCTGGTATAAAACCTTCACCTGAAACATCATCTGGACCATTAGGCTGACCAGACATATGTTCGACATAATCTTCCCACGTATGGTAGTTAATGTCAAAACCATCCCAAGCCATAATAGTATTTTTTACATCTTCAACAGTAGTAGAAAATTTTTCAGCTGCTGCTTTTAATCCATAAGCAAAAGCATGATCATAAACGTCATGCATATATCTTTTTAAAGCTCCCATAGTTACATCCTTAAACAACATTGTGGTGTCCATACATAATTAAAAACGAACGTTTCGCTTCTTGTATGCTCGGTATTTTCTCTTCTTCTTCGGGTTTGATACGGTTGTAGTATTCAGTTTCTGACTTAGTATGCTGATACCAACGTACAAAATTAGATTCAAAATCCTCTTTAGGATCGTATTCGAATTCCTTTTCATTATACACGTTTACCTCCTCCATTTAGGTTTGTGTGTTTCCCAGGTTGCATAAGGCACTGGGATTTTGTTATTAAAAACTTTTTTAGTTTTGATGGCAAGGGTTTCATGTGTCATTGTTTTCTTCATAATAAACAAAACAATAGATGCACACAAACCGCCGACCATAGCAGCAGTTGTGCCAGAAAACGTACCATAAAAACAAATAAGTAAAGTTACAGTAATAACAACGTCAACAAAGACGTCATTACCGATAGCCTTACGACCACCAATTTTAAGCGCTAGCAAAAGCAGCCCTAGCGCGCTCAGTATGCCGACTAGAATCATCGTTCCTCCTTTGCCACATTAGGTAAGCCATGTACGCAAATTGTACAAGTTCAATAAGTATCCACAATGCTGTGGTAATTGTTGAAACTACTTGACTCATTTAATCCTCCATAATAGATAAATACCAAGACCTACAAGCACAGCGATGCTTAGTAGTGTAAAAAAGTGTTGCACAGACACTGCAATAGCAATGAGTGCAAGCAATACGATTGAACCAACAATAATTGATTCAGCAAATTCAGATAGCCATTTTGACAACTTCTCCATAGGGTGCCTCCTCTGCACTTGTTGTTATCCATAAAACTGGATAATTAGGTTGATCAGCAAAGTCGTTAGACTCGAGATCAGTTAGATAAACACAAGCTTCAACTTGTGGTAAAAATTCATTTATGTAGTCAACAACTGGCGAAAAGGCTGTTCCGCCTCTGCCACGGTATTTGACTTTAAGAGGTAAATTCTCTCGTGTGTACTCAGTAACTGCTTGTATCTCATGGTCAAACTGTACAAAATGTATTTTGTTAGGGTTTAAGTCACGTAAGATAGATGCTGTTTCTGAAGTAAACTGTTGCAACTCTTCATCGGATACAGAACCTGAAGTATCAACAGCAATAGCAATCTCATCAAGAGCCGGGTTGTACATAGAAGGTAGAAACAAACCTTGTCCAATAAATCTTCTGTTTGGGCGTACCCAAGAATAATCACTGTCATTGTTTGAACGTAAGAAACGGGCTAGCACTGTACGCCAATCAATCTTAGGTTTGTTAATACCTTCAATCAAAACTTCTAGACTGCCGGGTAACTTACCAGCGGCTTTGGCTGCTTGCGCAGCTTGGTTGATAGCAACCTTGTCTTGAGCCTCAATGGCAGATTGTTTTTGAGGAGACCCATCCATATCAGGATGATCGAGTACCGCACCCGTTCCCCCCATATCTAAATCAACTGCGTCCCACCCCTGAGGAGGTTCAGGTAGTTGATTGTAAATATGCTCAGATGTTTGGGCACGGTAATCTTCAGATACCAATCCGCCATCAGGCAATATAAAACCGCTGTCTTTGAGATAAATATTGATAGCATAGTCAGCGGCAACATTCCATTTCTTTGGGTGTCTTTCTTGTCGTCGAGTATGATGTAGAAATACTACATGCAAAACTTCATGAGCAAGAAAGCCAAGTTGTTGCTGTTGAGTAAGTTTAGAAAACCAAGTGGGATTGTAAAACAAATGTTTACCATCGGTTGCACCAGTATCTTGGTCCCACTCAACAGGTTTTAGTCGTAAACATAAAGTACCGAAAAAAGGATTGTCCAGTATTAGTTTAGACCTAGCTTTTGTAAATTCATTCATTGACATAATTTTCTTTTTAACACCTCTGATTTACGTTCTTCAAAACGTTTTATATAATGTTGAAGCTCTGCCTCAACTTTTTCTTTTATGTGAGGAGGCATATCCAACCTCTCTTCTTCATATTTAGCTTTATCCAACCAATAAAAAGGATTGCGATAGTGATACGAACGGTCGGGATATTGGATTGTTTTCTCCTCCCAACTAAACTTGTCTTCAATATCTGTTTGCCAAACTGGTAAAGTTTGATGGGTATAAGGCAACCAAAAAGGTTTCAAACCTTGCGCCCACAACTCAGGGTAAGTAGATTTTGCCCAATGGTATTGATAATCTCTGTCTTCTTGAGACAATTCTTTCGTACCAGCGTGATACATTTTTTTAGCAAAATAAGGTACACCTGAGCGCATGCCATACAGCTTAGAACATAAGTAAACAACATGAGGTTCAGGGTAGACTGTTTCACCAGTTGTCTTTTCAAATGGTTTTGGTATGTACCATTTGTAACCATTAATATGAGCATAGGAAGTACCGCCACAAAAACGGTACTCTACCCAATCACCAACTTCATATTTTCTGTCCATGACTAGTCCTCCAATAACTTGTCAGCAAGTAACACTTCACTAAGATCGTCAAGATTAGCTTGAGCTTGTTCTTTACGTTCTTGCTCTACTTTTTTACGCTCGACTTTCTCATGTACTTTTTGAATATAGCTGTCGTTAACTAAGTCAGCTAAAGTAGGCACAGCTTTAAGCGCCTGATTCAATGTAGTAAAGTTAGTCAAAGTGTCTTGAATCCTAGAAAGAAAATCGTATCTTTTATTGTGAAGAGCATCATTAAAATCACCAATACGAACAGCTTCTTGATAACTAGGATCAGAAAGAGGAACTTTCAATGTAATTATTTTACTCCATCTGTCACAAAGAAAGTCTGGAGCTGTACGCATAGTTGAAAGCTCAATATCAAACTTGCCTTCACTATCGTCATCGGTGTAAATTCTAACGTAACTTACTTCACTTCTTTTACCAGGTTCAACTTCGTCAAACTGCGAAAACTTTTCTTTATACAAAGCTTGGAAATCTTCAACAGATGGTTGAACATAAGTATCAAAAATCTTGTCACCAAACGTAGGGTCTACCTTTTGCTTGGGGTTTATTTTATCGAATTTATTTTTTGCAGCCTGTTCGATCTCAGCCATGAGTCGATTAGACATTCGTACGGTTGCCATAATAGTACCTCCTTACAGTATGACACTGGCGTTTTTGTTGATCCAATCCT